TATATGGTGGGAATGATGTATACTTGAATGAGTCCATTCTACTGAACAGGTCATCAAATCCTATCCAAAATGGATTGTATTGTTCTAGGCTTGTCATAATATACCTCCTTTGCAAGCGAAGTTAATTAGCCCCTTACGGCAGCTATGTATATTATATAGTAATTACTTTTTAGATGTCAAGCCTGACAGTGGATTATTTAAAGACTTATCTAACTCCAGTTTTAATTCATCTTCAATAATCTTAAGCTCATCAAATATCTCTCTTGTGTCAGCTTTCTGTCTGTCTTCAACATCATTTACGATCTCAGTAATATGCCGAATGTCCCCGTTCATCTGACGTAAATCCATTTTCATGTCTGTCTTCAAATCCCTGGCTACTGAAGCCACTAGGTTAATCTCATCTAAGATCATGTCTAGCTCTGATTTTAAAACAGCAAGTTGTTCATCATACTTTGATAAGTCAGGTGCTGTATATTCTTGCACTTGTGCTTTCATTGTAAGATAGTCATCATAAAATTTATATCCAGACCAGCCACCACCTACAATGGCACCGATCAGTGAAAGTATAATGAAGAATTTCCCTCCAGAAAACTTCATTCCTTGATACTCAATACTGGGCATTTATTATTTCCTCCATTATTTGTCCCTGCTCTGCTATAAATAAATCACCGTATGGGTCATCTATTACTTTATTCAAATACTCATTAACATTTGCATCTTGTATTGTTGATTGAGTATCGAAAAATGTTTTAGTATTGCCTAAGATTTGCATTACTATTAATGTTTTTATTTGATTTGATTCATCGTATCTAGCTTTGTCATCAATCTTTTTTACTACTTTAGTTGCCGCTTTCTCTTTGGCGCTAGGTTCTTTAGGCTCTTCAGCTTCTTCCTGTTGTACGTCTTCTTGTTCGGTACTATCTTTAACTTCCACAACGGGCTCCTCAGTAGTTTCGCTATCGGGTTCTGTTGCTTCTTCTTCTGTTGGTTGCTCATCTACTACTTCCTCTATCTGGGCTACTTCCATTTCTATTTCTAATTCCATCTCAGCTTCTATTTCTACACTAGCAACTTCAGGTTCTGGAATATTCAATTCAAACTCCTGTATCTCTAGTTCTACAGTTTCATATGATACTTCTTCTGGCTGTGATTCTATAGGAGCAAACTCTATATCTCCTGCCTCATCTACAGTAATATCATTAAACTCAATAACTTCTGTTGCGAACTCTATTTCTACAGGATCAAAAATATTAAGGTAAACTATTTCTTCCACTGAGGTAATTTGTTGTTCAACAATTGTATTGATAACATTGTAAAATACATTAACAGACACATCGTCAAACACAGGACCTACAGCAAGATTAATATCTCTACCGCCTATTTCAATCTTTAATGTTTTTAGAACGCCACCGAAATCGAAAGAACCTTTATAAGATTGGTAGCCTGTTGATACTCCAGATTCAGACAAGATGTCAGTACCTGAAAAGACTTGACTAGTTCCGTTAAGTCCTGTAATGTGCATGTATATTCTATCTTGAGCATCTTGTTTGTCTACCTCTATTGTATATTTAACTTTTCCACCATTATCTATTTCTAAATCAGATATGTCAATTGTATTTATAAATGTTGTGCCCATACCTGGCACACCCATAGTAGATGTTGAATTACCACCACCTGTTATCTGTGCACATTTATCGGAACCAAGACCATAGCAAGAGTTACCACTAGTAATATTTGCAGGTCCTTCACCACCCCAATCGTAATCCATATCGCCTTGTTTAGTTGTAGTGACATAGCTATTATTACCATCAAGAATGTCTCCTGAATCTTCGTTAGTGATTGCGGTAGTAGTGGTAGTTACAGTAGTTGTGGTTGTAGTAACAATTTCTGTACCTTTGTCTTCTTCAACAATGTCAACTTGTGTATCTTCTGTGATTGTAACGCCAGGAATACAAAGTCCTTCTATGTCAGGAAGGCAGTCTGCTTTAGAAGATAAGGATACCAGTAGTAAGAATAAACAAAGTTTTAAATAATAAAGCATTGTCCGCATCACTAAGCTCCTGTGTTTCTGGTTTGTTGGCTTCAACGTAATCTATTTTATATTTACTTCCATCAGGAATACTCTCTGGATTATTCTTCCAACCATCTTGAGCTTCTGTTCCTATGGCACCATTATATGGGCACGGAGTCCCTGCATCTGTCATCGCGTCAAAGACACGAGGGTCTTGGCATAGTACAGATACTGCAGCAACTTTCATTCCCATTGAGTACAATGACCTAGACAATTTTAAATTTTGACATAGCGCATCATCTATTACATAACCTGTAGCAAAACCTAAAACATTATTTTGCACACTAGAGCCAACTCCAACTTTACAAATATCACTGTTAGAATTAATTACGGATGGAGCATTAGCTGTAGGTGGTGTGGAGTTTGTAACTACGGTTGAAGACACCGTGTTGGTTTCAGCTTTTAAATCTGTAGCAACAGCTACAAATGTGAACGCAAACAATATAAAAAATAATAGTCTAAGTTCTTTCATTACCACTTGCTTTTATCAGCCCAGTAAGCTGCAGACATTTTACCCTTAGATATATTTTTCGCGTGCCTTGCTTTGAATGATTTTCTTCTAGCTTTTTGTTTTGCAGTTGTTGGATTTTTACCAGCGCCTGATACGCCTTGTTGACCGTATCTAATTGTTTTAACTTTGTCGCCTTCTTTTGCCACCACAACGTGTGACTTCTTCGGGTGATTAGGAGTACGCTTCGGTTTATTAAATCCGCTTACTCCCGCTCTCTTTAGTCTTGGGTCTTTAGCCATACCGTGCCCCCTCCTATCGGGCTGTTACAGGTACTCCGCCTGATGTTACAAATGGGTTTTCTGCAAATGCCATGTAGATATATGTTTCTCCAGTTACATTAAATTTAGCACCACTTTCAGAGTCTTCTCTAAGCTTAAATCCATTACTTAAAAATTCTAATCTCATATCACCCTCTGGGTCATAAGTATTAGGCTCTAAATAATCAAGTTGTGAATTACTTGCATTGTGAATTCTTTTGTCATCAAGTATCATCCAATCGGTTGCACTAGTAATATTTTTATACATTACCCATTTAGTAGAAAAGCCTGTGTGAATAAATGGACCATCCAAACTTGAATTGCCTGAAAACTTGCCAAATTTAGAGTAGCCTTCTATTTCTGCGAAACAGTAGGCAACATAGGTAGTTCCATTTGAATTACTATCTCCTGCATACCCAACCGCAAAGGTACTTGAGCCAACTGAACTAGGGTGATTATCTCCCCAAGTTGCATTGTTCACATCATCAGCTTGAGCAGAGGTACTGTTTAATTTTATTTCACTTCCTGCGGTTAAATCTTTGTGATAAACCATCCAATCCTCTACACTACTACGACCTTTTAAAATTATCATAGCAGGTGCTTTGCCTAGTCCATGACCTATAGTGGAATTATCAGAGCCATTTCCTGTATAAGTAACAATACTAAATCCTGCAGTTTGATTAGCTGATACTGTAGATGTGATTGAGCCATCAGTGTTAGAAACTGCATTAGAATCTGAGCCTCTCCAATTCCAACCAACATAAGTACGACCAGACATATTAACATTACCACTTTCATAGCCACTATAAGTACCAGGCGTTAAAGTAAATCCATCTGAATTAAAAGATGATACATAGCCAAATTGGGGATTTGTTTGTTCAGCACCACTTTCATGAGTTTGAAGTTGTTTACCATTTCCTCTAACACTGTCATAAACAACTTGACCGCCAGATGAATTACGATTTTTAATCCAAACCCAATCAGGTGAAAATCCGACACCTGTAAAACTTCTTGTCGTATTATCTCCACTCCAAGTTAAGGTATTAAAATATTGACTTGCATCATCAATCGTAGGGGGTGATTCAGTTGCTAGGTTTTGAGTACATAGTGCTAGATAGCCAGAGGGTGGTGCGTATTCAAAGTTTCCATATCCGTTATCGTCACTGTTGCCAGATGAGATTGAGAATGGTGGGTTGCCATAATTACCAGATTGACCACTACTACCACTATTTATATATCCATGACAACCAATAAGCCATGTAGTGTTTGTATCTAATCCTGTAAAAGCAGTTCCTTGAGAAGCACCATTTTTATAAAATGCTAATGTTCCATTATCTGCGTCAAGAGCAATACCAATAATATCACCTGTTGTATAACTCGCACCATAAGAACTAGCTGAGCCTTTGTTATTTTTATTACCATTACTCTGATAATAAATTGCTTGGGTGTCTGGGTTGCCATTGTCATATGCTAATGGCTCTAAAATTCCACAAGAAGTAGCAGTGCCTACATTATCTACTTTTATTTCTGCGTACCATTTACCACTAAATACACCTTGTGTTGAATAAGCTATTCCATTAGAAGCACCTTGTACTACTTTGCAATTTCCTTCTGAAAAAGTAGGATTGACTGATGTTCTTTTAAATAATGAATTAAAAGTAGCAAAGTTATTAGTCGGTGTATCTGTTGTAATATCTGTTGGTCCAGATAAATTCGTTGGAGAAAATGTATTATCATTACCTGAACTATCTTCACCTATATTACCTGTGTTGTTAAACTTTAAATAAAAACCATTCGTGCCATACGTTCCTGTGTATTCGATTGGTTTCCATATACCACTATCTTCATCAAATTCACCAAAGTCTGTAGGTGCTTTTGCAGTTCCGTCTATAAAGTGTACCTCTGCCATGTAGCCATCAAAATACCCACCAGTTGTATTGGAGTATCTACCCATTACCATTTCATTTGTGTTGTTAATAGCACCATTACCACTAATTGACTTGGAACTGCGTTCAACACTATTTACATATAATTTTAAAGTTGATGTATTCGCTTGTAAAACCACATGATACCAAGCTGATGGGTCTCTAAAAAGTGCAGATGAAATGGTAGGTGATGAGGGAGTGTTCCAATAAGAATAAAATTGACCATTAATTAAGGCAAGTCCTGTTCCGTCTTGTCCTGCACTCCAACCACCTGCAGTGAAAATATTAAGAGTCCCTAAAGGATTTATTTTTAACCAAGCACTCCAAGTCCAAACTGCTCTATTCCCTGCACTTGATGGAGTTCTTTGTAAAGATGGTCCATCATCATCATTAAATCTTAGGGAATTATCAATGCTAAAAGCACCTCCTGGTATATTTGATCCGACAATAGGAAATGTCATTACAGCTCCTCTCGTTTAATCATTATCTTTGCGTTTTGTATTCCTTGCTTTGCCATGTCCATAGCATCTTTTGCCATCTTACGCTCGCGTTCGAGATCAGTATTTTCATCATTGATAATTACTTTTGATTCTTCTAATGTCATTTCGTCTTGATGCTTCTTTGCGTCTAAGGCTAGTCTTGCTTTGCGTAGTTCTAAATCTTGTTGTTGCAATTCAATCTGTTGTTCTTGCGTATCTTTCTTTTCGCCAGACATAATCTTTTGTTTTTCTTCATCTAACTTCATAATAGAATCTGATGCATTTGCTGTAAGCAAGGCAATTTGATTTTCTACTTCTGGTGGAAGTGGTTGACCTGACATCATGGCTTGTACAATCTGAGGATCGCCAATCATTTGCGCTACTTCATTTCGGTATTTCATAGCCAAGTGATCTTGAATGTGAGATGATAAAGTTTGTATCATTACAGGGTTTCCTTTGTATGCAGGATTCTGCAGCATCGAGGCATGAGATACAATGTGAGCATCATGGTTTTGATCTGGTCTCGGGGTGAGAGGGGCACCTTTCATAGATGCCATGTTTTCCGTTACAGGGTCTGCAGAGATAGGTTGTTGCTGTTGCTTCAAATATCTTTGAGGCTCTTCAATACCCATTGCAGAAAATAATTCCATGCCTATTTGTTCCATGTTATATGCATTTGGATTCTGTTGTGCTATCTGCATGATGGCATTAATTTTTGCTATGCGATGCGCTTCAGTTGGCATGTTTGGATCAGAGACAGGAAGAACATCAATTGACTTTAAATTAAAATCATTTTTGAAAACTTGCTGTGCACCACCTGCGACCTCATACGGGTACAGATCAGGAAGATACTCAAAATCTAATCTCGCTAAGATTCGCAGGTCTTTGGATTGGGCGTTATGCAGACGCTTGTGCACAGCGCTGAACAACTTTGAACTTTGCTCAAGCAAAGCCATTGTTGTACCGACTGGACCATAGTTTGACGCTTGGTCTACTATGTTGTCGGTCGAGTCAGCAAACTCTTTTGCAGCATTAACAACATACTGCATTAAATTAAATAAAGTTCCTGAAGGTTCTTTGAATGGTAAAGGTTGTAATGATTTACCTAAGTCACCCGCAGGACTATTAACTTCTCTCCACTCACCAGGAGCTATAGGCTCGTCTGGTGCTAACACTCGTAGTCCGTGTGCTTTGAATCCGCCAGGTAAATTTGCGAACGTACCTGCATCTACTAATTGTCTCATAGATGATGTTGCGGTTTTGGTTAAGCCTCCAATCAAGTGTAAGTATCCATAACCATAGAAACCTAAACCAGGAATCATGTAGTAATGAGTGAAGTATAATTTTTTTTCTTTTTTAAAATCTTCTGCATTCCAGTTTCTGCGAATTGCCAGAATCTTTCCTTCATCTGTCATGTGAACAATGTAAGGAAGTTTTAATCCATCTGGATCTTCGAAGCCTGGTAAATCTAAGTTAACGTGCATCTCTAAAATTTCTACACGGTCAGTATCACCATATGGTTTAGTCACACCTAAGATTTCATCAGAAGCTTCTTGAGCAGCTGACTCATCTAAGTAACTATCATTAACTTCTACATCAGCAAATGTTCCAGCCATCTGAAACTTTTTGATTTGATTCATAGACATAGAATACTTGTGAGTAAATCTCTCAGCAGTTTCTAAATCCGACGCGTAGTAGTCAATGTAAAAATCTTGTGCTTTAACATATTCAGTTCTTGGTCTTTGTAAACTAACATCCCAATATGTTTTCTTAAATGCAGAACCATAAAGCGCTACATAAAATAGCAAACGATCGAGCTCAGGACCATACTCAGGCATTTGAACTTGTGTTTGATAATTCATAAAGTGACGCACACGATTTGCTTGCTCCATTTTCTGTTGAGTTTGTAAACCAACAATTCGTGTACGCACTGGACCTTCAGTGGGAAATAATTCTTTATATGCTTTTGCTTGAAACTTTACAACCGCCTGTGATAGTACAGGATGTGAAGAAGCACATGCTCCAGGAAATGGCTCATCGCTTTCTTCTGCTTTAAAACCTAAAAGGTCTACACCATCTTCGGCAATAGAATCGTATTCATCTCTTGATTGTTTGTCACGTTCAAATGAATCTTGTAGCTCATTGCCAATAGCGCCTAGCTCTTTGTCATCTATAAAATCTACGAGGTTCGCATCATGCTGCATTGCGTCAGGGCTCATCTCCATATCGTCAAAGAGACCCATTGCCTCAGCTTCTTCTGCCATTGCTTTATTTTCTAGTGTAATCTCTGCACCACCATCAGGTGTTGCCATTACATTAGTGTCTTGCTCTGGTGTTTCTGGTAAGTCTTCAAAGAGAGATAGTTCTTCTCCCTCTGGAATGTCAAATTGTTTTTCTACTGCCATAAATCAATCCTTAATAATAACGTCTGCGTTTTCTATTATACACTGATGACTCGTCTAAGTCAAGCCATGAATTATCACTATGTTCTAAGTACCCGCCATTACGTACATATAGCACTGCTTGTGTAACAGAGTCTACAATATCGTCATGAGGTCCCGATGGGAACTGGCGACACTCTTCAATAGTTTCTTTTGCCCACACTTTATCTAGTGGTGCGTAGATTCTTGCGTTATGAAACAAAGAACTGATAGCATATGCGCGTGATACTTTGTCTCGATCAGGTTGATACTCTTGTATAGGTAAACCTGCTAGTCTTAGGTCTTGAATTAACGATTGACCCGAAGCTTTTTTCTCAATCACTATGGAATCTGGCTTATGTTTCATAAATTTGTCCACGGCTTTCTGTCTTAGTGTAGGAAAATCCCAGCGACCCTTCTCCATTCCTAGCAATACCATGTTTGCCATGCTAAGTTCGTCCTTTTTAAAGACACCCCACGTAGTAATTACAGAATAGTCTGCAGTTGTGCGGGTAGAGAACGCTGTATCCCAGGATTGTATGATAAAATCACACTCAGGAGGGTCTTCACTGCTCCAATCTTGCCAATAATCTACTTGAATGATGCCCCCTGTCTCAGATGATGGGCTTTGTAGGTACAATGCGTCAAATTTAAACGGGGGTGTGTTGTTCTTTGTACGAATAATGTCCTCCGTTGACCAGCAAAATCCATTTTCGCGATCAGGTGCCCCCCAGAAAGACTCACCAAGCTTAGGTTCAGGGTACGTTTCTGATAAATACCCCTGTTCAATTAGAGAGTTTCTAGCTTTTGTTAGTTGTTCTGAAGATTCTGCAGTATTTAGCGCAGGTATTCGTACAACATTCCACTTATCTGCTAGGGGTGAAGCCTCTTGCTGCTTTAACAAGTGACCTGCTAAGTCATTTTCGTGCCACCTTGTCATCACTAGCACAACTTTTCCACCTGGCATTAGTCGTGTTCGTAAACCAGAAGCATACCATTCGTTTAATTGTTCACGCCTTGTCTTAGAATAAGCATCTTGCTCAGAGATTGGGTCATCAATAACTGCTAAGTGCGCACCAAAACCAGCGATACCTGAGCCAGAACCTGCAGCTAAGAAACTTCCTGCTACTTTGCCGCCTTCTTCTAGTGCCCAAGAGTTTGCTGCGCGATTATCTTTTTTAATTTTTACTTTAGGGAATATAGTGTTGTAGGCTGTGGTATTAATAATATCACGAATAGCTCTACCAAACTTAGTAGCTAAGTCATCTGAGTGAGATACTGCAATTTCCTGCCAATAAGGATTACGACCCAGCGCCCAAGCTGGAAAGTATGTTGAAGTAATAAGCGACTTAGATGAACGCGGAGATACAAATACCATTAGACGGTCAGTATCGCCTTGTTCTAATTTCATTAACTCATCGCATAACAGTCTATGGTGAGGTCCCACATTGAAGCTAGGGTTCATCAGCATTACAAATGCTAGTAAGTCATCACGCGCTTGTTTGACTGCTAGCCTAGTTGCTGCGTCTCTATCTTCTACTGTGGCTTGAGAATTATTCTGTGATGTAAGCAACGCCGCCCCACAAAACTATTTGAGAATAAGTATCCACATCTTTTTGTCCTGTGTACAGCTCTAGCCTTGGTGTTAAAATCATTTCTTTTTGTCTCCTGATACTACTTTAAGTTTAGGTGTTGCGATTCTTTTCAATCGCTCCACGTCACGCTGGATATCTTCTTCTGAATTACCTGATGCAAATGCATTCATAATAGTTGTTTCATTAACTGTCTTATCAGTCCACAACGCTTTGTGTTTACCTAACAACTCCAGGCTTCGAATAGCCGCACTATAATCCCCTTCTTGTTCAGTTGCATCTGCAATACGAACTAATCGGCGCAAAATGTCATCCGCGTCAAGTTGTAGCCTGCGCATAGAATCTTGCTTGAGCTCCGCTACGCGATCTCGAATACGATCCATTTTCAAAAACTGATACGACTTTGCGTCAGCCACTTTGTCTGAGTAACCTGCGCGCTTTGCCGCTGCTTTTGAATTTAGGTCTTTAATGTATTCCTGGCAGAATAATTCTTGCCGACCTGTCAAGGGTTTATTTTTATCCATGTTAAAAAATTATAACATACCCCTCTTGTATAAACAAGGGCTGTTGTGGTACTATTCTAGTATCCCGCTTCGCGGGTGTCTCCTGTAAGAGAGGGGACTTTAAAACGCTGACCTCACTCGGCGTGCCCCCTCGAACAAAAAGCCTATGGGTCATCATCGCATATTATCAAACGAGAAAATCAAAAAAAGAATTTCGCGCTTATTGCGTGTGTTGTCACATGG